GTACCGCCGTCAAGAGTGCTGGACAAAACGTGGTTTAAACCTTCTGTTGTAACAAGGTTCTTTTTGGTCTCACTCCATTTAAAATTGCCATCAGAGTCGTAGCACTCAATAGTCCATACGTTCTTGAGGCCAAGGCCCATGTTAGTATCGTGTTGCATAATCAAGCCTCCATCGGCCTTAAAGTTTGGTTTAATTGGGATAGTCAATTTTTATCCATGTTGATTTTGGGTCTTCTTGTTTTGTCCAAACAGATGATGGATCAGATACATTAGACCATGTTGTAAATGGTTCTAATGTATTAGACCATTCTGATGTTGGGTCAGACACGCTAGACCATCCGGTAGAAGGATCAAATACTCCGTTCCACAAAAATTGACTATTAAAAACTGTTAAAGTTTGCAAATCAAATGTTGCAAAACTTTGCATATCAAGATTTCCTTTAGCGGCATAATTAGAAGAAACATTGTACACAGCAGACGCTACAGCATCTAACTTGCTAGATTTTATGTCGTTTAATTCAACTCCATAAACTGAATTTTCTACTATATTTAATATGCCAGTATTTGTATAGCCTATATTGTTATTAAAAGATACAGATTCTGGTATTTGTATTATACCTAAACTTATATACCCAGTATCTACCGAGTAAATAGAAGATGCTACTGCATTTAATTTGCTAGATTTTGTATCGCCTACATCTAAACCATAAGACGCAAATAAAATTATATCTAGCGTACCACCTGTTGTATGTCCAGCATCTACAGCGTAACTAGCAGATGCTATAGCGTTCAATTTATTTGAATTGGCATCACTTACGTCTACACCATAAGATGCTGATGATTCAATATTTAGCGTGCCGTTTGTTGTATAATTAGTGTCTACAGCGTAATTAACGGCGGCTATAGCACTATTCAACGTACCGTTGTTTATATAACCAGCATCTACAGCAAAAGATGGAGACTCACCCTTAGCAGGCGAGTTCCAGTTAATTCCTATATTACTCCAGTATATCGGAGATGTGGCTTCCGCCCATGTGATAGGAGCCGTCAATAATAACCACCGGTGTTCATCACTCTAAGCGCGGAGCCTGAGTGACGATCCTTGTTGTCTTGCTCTTGGATGTCAGCAATAGACTGTCTAAATGCTGTAGCCCATAATTGTACGCGAGCATCGTTCATAATAAACGGCTCTGCTTCTAACAATGCACCATAAAGATATACATCTGGTGCATTAGTAATTACCCAGTTAGTGGGAGCGGCATCAGACAGCGCAGTAAATGTTTCATAAAATAACATTTCAATAGTCTGTACGCTGTCAGGTGTCGGGCCTAATTGCAACTCATTAGCAATCACAGTATAGAACTTAGGCGTACCACTAGATGATCCTCCATACAGTCTGTCAAACATTTCTGGTGTTACATACTGCATTGCAGTTACTGGGCTGGTATTAATCTGTACATTACGCATTTGTACAAACCGTGGAGGTAATGCAAGGTTCTGCTGGCCTGCAACAGTAGATGCAGTCTGCTTAGACTCCATAGCACGAATACGGAGAGCCCGGTTAAACCGAGCCTCCGCTAGTGCAATAAACTCAGGTATGCGGTCAGTCAGATCGTCACGATCTAACCAGTTTGCTACCGCAGTCTTGAGTTCTGTGTAATTAGATATAGCCATTAACTGTTTTTACTTGCAAACCATACTCGGTTGTTAATAATAGGCAACTGATCGTTACCGCTAAACGTAGGTTGATATAACCACATAATTAAACCCTCGTAGGAGTAGTCCTAAAATATTTGTTATCAGGATCATTTAAATACTTTGCCAATAACTTTTCATCTTTCTTTATTAAGTTATCGGTTTCTTTGCACCACTGCTCCCATATGTTCATTGGTATAGAAGCAACAGTAACGCCATCATCGCTACCTATAGCACCAGCCTTGCCAAAGGTAAGTTTGTCACCATAGTTATTTAAACTTAATTTGTTACGTTCAATAATCGGTTGAACATCTTGATATGTATTAATAGTTGCAGTTCCGTCGCTATTAATATCTAACTTCCAAGGTCTAGAATCTGGGGTGTCATAGTTCCATCCAGATGTACTCATGACGGTAAAGCACTCCTGTCAGCAGCAATGCTTTTAAATTTTTCATGCACATTTTTAGCATGAACCTTACGGTCTACAGGTTTCTTATCAACACTAGTAGATTTTTTGGATTTTAACGCTTTCTTTAAATCTTTTTTGATAGCCATTACGTCCCTTTCTCTAAACCAAAATGTTATAATCCATTTGTCTCCGTTCTCTGGAGGCAAGCCCATATGCAAAGATGCAGGATGTGGAATCTTGTTTTCATCA